ATATTTTCTTTTCTAGTTACCCATTCAAGATTAGATATATTATTATTAGATTTATCAAAATCAATATGATTTACTTCTGTTAAATTATTTGGATTATCTAAAAAATATTTAGCTACTAATCTATGAACATAGTGTAATTTAAATTTTCCATCAATTTTTAATGAAACCATTTGATACCCATTACCATTATTATAAGTCTTTAATTCTATAAGTTTTCTATTCTTATATTTTAAAACTTTACCTTCTTCATCTATTGTATAGATAAAATCATAACCTTTTAATACTTTTGACATAAAAAATAAAGGCTCAAATTAAATATAAGTCTGCAACGTCTTATAAATAAAGTGAGCCATTAATGTTGTAGTTAGCAGTTGCAGTTGCTTTATACAAATCTACACAATTTTTCCATCTTTTATCATGATGTTTGAAACTTTTGTACGGCCTTCTTCTATATCTACCAGTGCAAAGCCGTTATTGTGCTGAGCAAAAGGATAGTATTTAGGAGATAACTGAGTCAAGCATCCAGCTGAATAAGTATTATAGAACTTTTTAAATCCATTCTTTTTGATTGTGCTGGTAGTTCTGTGAACGTGACCTATCAATGTATTGCAGAAAGTCTTATTGAACGTACTTTGGCTTGGATTCATTCCTCCAGCCATTATCTCGTGGCCATGTAGGATCAGCAAATCTGCTAGCTCTATCCCTTGCCAATCTGGAACGTAGATCATATTTAACTTATCAAGCCTAAAGAATTGCTCGAACTGCATTTCGTGAAGTTGCGCAAACTCTTCCGCTTGTTCGTTCAAATATCTCTGCCAGCGATTCTCGTGATTCCCCATCTTATAATAGATAGGAATCAATGGGAAAAGCTCTCTAATCTTTTGTAAGAAGTTTCTGCCCATCTCTATCTCTCTTGGAAAGTCTCGTAAGTCTTTTTCCTTTTCATGCCTAGAGATTGCATAGAAATCCATTATATCTCCATTCAAAATAAGACAGTCTATCTTCTCATCTCTTAGGTATTTAATGGCGCAAGTAATCGCACTCATTGAATGATATGGAACATGAATGTCTGACAGTACCCCAACCTTCTTAAAGTCCTCTGTAATGCGAAGACTGGTATATTCTTTTCCTAAACTTTCTTCTATGCCAAAATTATCTATTTCATCCAGGTTAAATGATTCTATAGGAGTGACTGGCCTAGTTTGTTTAAAATGCTCTGATCTCTTTAGGACACTAATGTCGAAGTTAGTCATCGCTTTGTGAAATTGAACTACAGATTTGTAGCCATACATTTGATAATTCTCTCTTTCGAAGTCTGCTCTTGTCAGATTTGTAGAGTAGAAATGATCTTTTATTGCTTTTGCCTTATCGCTTTCTTTGCTCATATTCTTCCATTAATTGATCCACTAGGAACTCAATGTTATTTAATAGCTTCATACGAAGCACAAAACCAGCATCATCGACTTGCTCGATTGATTCCATTACATCAAGCATTGTCTGAAGAAGCTGGCTAGTTTGATTTGGTTTTTCTTCCAAAGGCTCTATATCAATCTTATACACGCAATCCAAATTTTACATAAAGATAAGCTACTAACATAATCGCCTCAGCAAATAGAAGCATGATAACCCAAGTAGGAACTACTTCTTTAATTATCTCTTTGTCTTTATACTCTATCCATTTAACCTGGCTATTACGATAATTATTCTCAATCTCCTGGCGCATTGAATCTATATCGATTGTCGCTTTGATCTGTCCTTTAACTGACTTGATAGTCACTGAGCCATTTGGTAAGATTAATCTGGAATAAAATGTAGATAATAATCCAGATGAATCGCATGGATTCTGGATAGTCAAAGTATCGTGAACTGCTTTGAATTTTTCTACAATCTTTTCAGTTTTGATTGTATCGATTCTAAGCGTTTCTTTATACTCGGTTAATGTCTTTGTATGCTTGCAAGAAGATAATGCAACACAAGCCAAAAGAATAAGGAATTTTCGCATGATTAAGAGAAGTAAAGGTCTGATTCTGCTTGCCGTCTTTTAGTTAATCCAGCTAATACTTTTCCAGCTCCTTTATTCCATTTAAGAAATTCTTCTTTAATTGTAGGATCTGATGGATTAACATTTACTTTTTTGATTAAAGTAGATTTCTGTAAGTTACCTACACCTACATTATAAGCAAAAGAGCATAAAGCATCGAATTGGCTCTGAGATATGTCATCCCTACAAAAAGAGTCCACTGCCTTCTCGTATGGCGGAAGTAGAGATTCAAGTAATTTATCAGCGATTGACTGCGTGATTGGCTCATCTTGTAAAGTAACTTTCTTGCCATTAGGATAGTAAGTGTTTCCGTATCCAATTGTCGGTATTCCAGCTGGACAGATATAAGGTTTAAGACTTAATCCCTCAAATCTCTTTATTAATTCGAATCCTTTTAGGCTTAGTTTGGTTGCTTTCATCTAGACCAAGTTTTGATTTTAAGTCAGCGTTCTCGCTTCTTAGATTGTGTACTTCTGTTGTAAGCGCATCTACTTTGTCGCTTAACTCTTTTACTTTATCAGACATTTCTTGCGCCATCTCTCTCCAAATTTTAATCGCAGTTTCAGTATTTCCAAGCTCTCCAGTTTGGATTTCAGTTTTCTCCTTTGATCTCCCAAAGAACCAAGTTACTGCTGAACCGCCAAAGGCCGAAAGGACTGGCGCAAGAATGTCATCTAAATTCATTAATCAAACCTTAATCTTTTTTAATTACTTTTAATAATTGTGCTTTTGCCAGGATAGTAAATCCTTCAGCATCTTTAATAAAATTCTTAATTGTCTCCTGATCACTAGAATCAAGATCAAGGATTTCTCCTTTATTTAAAGCGACTGCCCAATCCCAGAACTTCAAGGCATCGCCTTTTGATCCTTGTGCTAAAGCGTTAGCTAATAATTTTCCAGCATTTGCACCCTCAATAGGTTGCTCATCTAACCCTAATAGGTCAAAATTGAAATTTAACTTCATCGTTTGGTCTGTTTAATTGTTACAATTATAAATAAATAGCAATAATGCTAAATGTTTTCAGAATCTTTCCATGGCTTAAATATAAAGCCATTAGTTGATTTCATCATATTTCTTAAACAATTTCTAATATGATCTTTTTTAATACCTAATTCTTCACTAGCTATTATACGATTATCCCATACTTTTATCAGATTCATATCTAAATCATATTGAGCAATTCTATTAATTTGAGACTTCCAAAAGTTTTTATTTTTAACTTTTTGCTCTTCGCTCCAAGGACCTTTCTTAATTCCTTTATTAATAAGCGATAATTTTCTTCTGGTTTCCTCGCTTACTATATGCCCCATTTTAGATTTAGATAACTTTTCTCTAGTCTCTTTACTCATTGGAGGTTTGTGCTTTGCTGCCTCTCTTAGTTTTGCTTTTGTTTCTTCAGAAGCTTTCCTGCCTTTATTCCATAATCCAGGAAACTCTTCGCCTCCGTTTGTGTAATTAGCTAAAGTTCCAGTTTTTAAATCTATCCTACCATAAAAAGAAATAAATTCTATTTCTTTTTCTAAAGCTTGCTCCCTAGTTAAATCATCAAATAAAATTTCTACTCTATAGTCAGTTTTTGCAATTATAGATTTCCATATTTTATTCTTTCTTGATGATTTATCATAAGCTCTTTTTAAGTGCGTTGCTACGCCAATATAAAAAGGCTCATTTTTATCTAGTCTAATATGTCTGTATAAATATGCCATACATAAATATACAAATTATATTTTACCAAGGCAATGGATAAGCAATAATTTTTGGATTCAAAAAGTTTTCAATCTGTGCATCTAAATTAGCTTCAATTGCTTCAGTATCTAGTCCAGCTTCTAACCATTCTTCGACCATTTCTTTAGTTACCTCATCGTAAGGAGTGAAGCTCGCTTCATGTGGTGCATCTACTGCCAAAGCTCCGTAAGTATCAGCCGTAAAGTCTGCATCTTGCTTTTGCGCTCTGTAATGAATTGTAGAAATTACTTTGTCCATTCCGTCAATAGATGGAATAGAGTCTAATTGAGATATTACCCAGTTGAATGCCATATTATTTATTTTTTAATGTATCTAATTCTGCTTTTAATTCTTGAATTGCTTTAACTAATACTGGAATAAACGCAGTATGTTCTAATCCAATAAAACTTTCTCCTTCAATGATTGATTCCTTATATGCAGCTGGAATAATATCTTTTACATCTTGAGCTATAAATCCTATATGTTTTTCAGAATTAGAATCTTCAGTTTTAAAACGATATAAAGTAGGAATTAATTGAAGAATCTCATCTAATCCATAAGAAGATAATTCAAAATCTTTCTTTTTATTTCTATCAGAAGTAGCCACATAAATACCTGATGAAATAGCAAAATATCCTACGTTTGCTACTCCGCTATTAGTTAAAACAA